GTAAAGATAATTTTTCTTATTTCCTCTGCTTCTTCTCTACTTCTAGGAACTAAATCCCAACCAAAGTTAAAACTTCTTATTGTTACACCACTAAACACCATTTCTAGGTTTTGGTTTATAACTTGACCAGATGCCCTTGATAGTAAACCTCCTATGGTTACATTAGCACCAAGAGCGTTAACTGCTGTTGTTGCTGCAACCATTTTTGCGTAGTTTGCAACATCAGATCCACCACCACCTTCTTTCAGTTTTTTAAAATTATCAGTTACACTAGTTCCTACCTCTTCAATAGAATCTGCATTTATAGCTCCACCTACTATACCCAATGCTGCAGCAGAAAAATCATTTAGTTTATTCTCTCCCCACTGAGCACCATTGTTATCTTGAATATTTTGTGGTATTGGTAATATAATAGTCTTTTCTGCAGGTTTATCAGTATATTGATCGCTTATTTGTGCTGCCCTCTTACTCCCTGTATCTCCACTTAATTGACTTAATGAACCACCATCTCCCGCAAGACCCGATATACCACCACCAGCTTTTATATTCTTTAAAATTTCTATTTTGAAATAATCCATACTGGAATCTATCATATCAGTAGGATATCTCATTAATTTTCCTGCCATATCGACCCTTTTTTAACTATTTAGCAGGAATTTTGCATATTTTAATTGTCTCGCATCTTCCAACTCATTTGATTGTACTTCATATAATTGACCTGCTACTTCATTCCATGTATATTTTCTCATTAAACCCCAATGATAATTGAATCCTCTGAATCCCCATTGCTGTATATCTGTACATGCAATCAAAGGATGTTGATCATATCTTATCTTAGGTGTTTTTGCATTGTATACGAATGTGTAATAATTGCCAGGATCAGGAATAGGAGTCACAGTATCATTAAGTGCCTCCATAATTTGCTCCATAATATCCTCTGGATCTCTTAATCCAGTTGCTCCATCCACTACTTCTTGTAATCTACTCATACTGGTAAGTTATCCTCTGTGAGAATTTTGAATTCCAAGTGTCTATCAGCACAGTATTCCCTTGCTGCTTTCCACTTTGCTTGGTTCTTGGCATACTCCATGACTTCTCTGATATACTTCTTAGTTTTTCTTTTTTGTACTTTTGGTTCAATACATTGCTTCTTGGGTTTTATTTCTATGATATACTTCTTTGCCTTACCATCATTGTCTCTAACTTTTATATAAAAATCAGGAAAATATCTATGTATTCTTTGGTCTAATGGTGAACGATATGGTATGATTGTCTCCTCAGATCCCCACTCTAATATATTACTGTTCTTATCACAATACCTCATAAACACTTTTTCCCAAGAACTACGATAAATAATATTACGGTAGTCCCCTCTATACTTTTTTATGTTACGAGGTCTAAATATGCCAGAGTGTGCCATAATCTCATAAGTTCCCATAGGTATTTATTGTGCCCAAGTACCCAAGAGTCAAAAAAACAGAACAAATTCGTGGTTTATTCCAAAGAGTTGCTACGACAAACCATTATGAGGTATTCTTCTCAGGTTTTGGTGCTTTGCAACGATTAAGAGGATATATTAGTTCAAGATCTCCTAGAGTCACTAACTTCTTTATCAGTAGAGATCTAGGATTATTATGTAATAGTGCTGAATTACCTGCAACTACTATGGCAACAGCACAGGTAGAGGGTCAGAGAACGGGTATTGTTGAAAAAATGGCACATTCAAGAGTATTTACTGATGTGTCTTTTACTTTTTATGTTGATAATCAATACAGAACACTAGAATTTTTTGAGTTATGGCATGAGTTCATAGCATCTGGATCTAATAATGAGGTAGATAGGTCAAATATTGCATACTATCATAGAATGCAGTATCCAGACGAGTATAAAGTTGATACTATAAAGATTCAAAAGTTTGACAAAGATCACTTTAGAAGTGTAGAATATAATTTTTTAAATTGTTTTCCAGTTTCTATATCTTCTATGCCTGTTGCATATGATGGCAACCAAGTGCTTGAATGTCAGGTCACATTTGCATATGATAGATATTATTTTGGTAAGATAAGTTCATTGGATCGTAGAAATTACAATAAAAACTATGCAAATGTATCAACTGGAGATGCAGTTGGTAACACTAATAAAGTGGAGAAGAAAGAAGTAATATACAAAGAAGATGGTCTTGAGAGCACTGGTTTTACTCTAACACAAGAAGATTTAGACAATATAAAGCAATTCAATAAAGATATGCCATATCTTGACCTTGACCCCAATAAATACAAAATAATTCCTCTTCCTAATGGTAATTACAAAATAGAAGGACGGTAGTTCCCAGAGAAGAATAATTGTGCTATAATATATACATTAAAAATTGATATGGGACTTGCACAGGAACTGAAATCGGGAACTAAAAAATCTCATTCAGCAGCAGAGAACACTAAATTTGTTTCATCATTCCTCAAGGGTGTTGTAGACAAAGAGAATTATCGAGAGTTGATCTCTAACTTTTACTTCATATATCATACTATAGAGGCAGAAGTCAGAAGATTAAAAGATGATCCTATTGTAGGACCTCTAGACATACCAGAACTGTATAGGCATGATGCTTTAGCAGAGGATTGTGATTATTTCTTCGGCATAGATTGGCGAGAGAAAATATATCCTTCACAGGCATGTAAGCAATACATGGAGCGTATTCAAGAGGTTGCTCATGAAGAACCAGAACTTCTAGTAGGACATCACTATACTAGGTATCTTGGTGATCTCTCTGGTGGTCAAATTCTTAAAAATATAGCAGAGAAAGCACTAAAACTTGAAGATGAAGGTCTTGCGTTTTATAAATTTCCTGATATTGACAATAAAAAAGAGTTTAAAAATAATTATCGTGCTATCCTAAATAAACTGCCTGTAACAGAATCACAGGTAAATGCTATCGTTACTGAAGCAAACTATGCATTTCGTTTGAACATGTATATGTTTGATGAATTAGATGGTAACCTATTCAAATCCACAATGTCATATCTTTGTGGTGTAGTTAAAGGAAAAAACTGATGCCATTACCCCAGATTAATGCACCAACCTATGAGTTGACTATTCCTTCATCAAAAAGGAAAATTAGATACAGACCATTCTTAGTCAAAGAAGAAAAAATTCTTGTTATTGCTATGGAAAGTAATGACATTGGAGACATTGCTAGAGCAGTTAAACAAGTTCTAGGACAGTGTATTCTTACAAAAGGAATTAAGATTGATAAACTATCAACATTTGATATTGAATACTTATTTTTAAATGTAAGAGGTAAGTCTGTTGGTGAGACAGTAGATATAAAAGTCACCTGTCCTGATGATGGAGTAACACAAGTTGAAGTAACCGTAGATCTAGATGCTATTCAAGTTACATTTGATCCAGATCATGACAAAGATATTATCTTAGATGATAAACTTAAGATGAGAATGAAGTATCCTTCATTAGATGAGTTTATCAAAGAAAACTTCCAAGTTGATAATGTTGGATTTGAGCAATCTATTGAAATGATTGCTACTTGTGTAGATATGATTTATAGTGAGGAGGAGACTTGGACTAGTGCAGATTTTACACAGAAAGAGATGATAGACTTTCTTGAGGGATTAGGTTCTAAACAGTTTAAAGAGTTGGAGAAGTTCTTTACTACTATGCCTAAACTTACTCATGAAATAAAAGTAACAAACCCTAAGACTAAGAAAGAGAATACTATTAAACTGGAAGGACTAGCAGCTTTTTTCAACTAGCGATGCTCCATGAGGATCTTGTCTCATATTACAAGATCAACTTCGCCCTCATGCAGCATCATAAATATAGTTTGAGTGATATTGAAAACATGATCCCGTGGGAACGGGAGATATACATTAGTTTATTAAAAAATTATATTGAAGAGGAAAATTTAAAACAGCAGCAGCGAAATGGCTGAAACTAAGGCAAAACCAAAGGTAGATCCGCAGAAGTTCATGGGTTCCAAGAGTACGAAGGGATCTGGTGCTTCGATGGAGGGTGTTGACCCAAAAAATATTAATGAGGTTAGTAGAACATTATTCAATATCAATAATACATTAAAAGGAATAGTAGAGATCCTTGATTCTCAATTAAAATTAGATAAAAAAGAAAAGAAAGAAGATGATACAGATGCAGCAAGAGCATTAGATGCTAAAAAGAAAAAAGGTGCAGAGAACTTTTTAGAGTTAGATACTAAAGAATCAAAAGAAAAAACAAAGAAGACATCTAAATTAGCAGAAGGTGCTAAAGGTATTTTAAATAGATTGTTTACAGCATTGACTGCTATATTTTCGGGGTGGTTGATTGATAAGGGTATGAAGATGATGAAGTTTCTTCAAGAGGGAGATACGGAATCATTTAAAAAAATGGGTATGGAGGTTGTGAAAGCATTGGGAATAGTAGCAGGAATATTTGCTTTACTTAATATAGGACCTATTATTAGTGCAATAACTGGTATTACTGGAGCCTTAGCTGCAGGGATGCCAGCTATCATGGCACTACTTGCAAATCCTTGGACTTGGGCAGCATTAGGTTTGATTGCGGGTATTGCAGGAACTGTCATAGTCATGAAGACAATAGTAGAAGCAATACAGACCAGAGCAGCAGGTGGTGAAGAATTTCTGCAGGGATTCAATAGATTAAAGGCAGGTTTAGAGGAAGATGGTATTGTAGTACAAGGTAGTGGTAAGAAAGAGAAGTTTTATGTCGCACCTATAAAAAATCAGGGTGGAAGTAAAAATAAAAGAACTGTAGATAAGATAGGAACACCAAAGCAAAAGAAAGCAGTAGCAAAATATATTGAGAAGAGAGATGCACTCATACAAATTAGAGATAATATGAGAGCAGAGATGAAAAAGAAAGAGCAGGAGATAAAAAAAGAGTACAAAAACTCAGGCAAAAGAAAGGAAAGAGGTCAAAAAATTAAAGAATCAAAGAGTGAAATTAGAGAAAAATATACAAAAAAAATTGATGCATTGTTCTCAGGAGAATTAGATATATCAACAATTGAGGGTGTCTCAGATGAGACTAAGGAAGAACTTAAGGGTGATGATGTAGATAAAGCAGAAAAAGATTTAGAAGTTATGGATAAAGCAACTAATGGTGACACAGGAGAGAAAGTTGATACAAGTAAATTACTTAATAAAGGAGTAACATACAAAGAAGATGGTCTTGAAAGCACTGGTTTTACTATGACACAAGCAGACTTAGACGCAAGTAAACAAAAGCAATCCAATGCTGAGAAGGTTAAAGAAATATCTAACAATCCTGCTAATGAAATTGAAGTAATACCTACATCTACATCATCAGGGAATACTCAGGAATCAGCAGTTGGTCAAAAATCTATGGATAGTGGTGAAGCATCAAGCGTTCCTGCACTAAAAACCTCTAACGATGGTAACGAATATGGAATGTTATTCTCCCACACATATCAACAGGGGTAGTAACTGATGCCTAAGATTACTGAGAAGAAAGCATGGTATCAGATGTCTGATGAGGAGAAAGCAGAATATGATGCTAAGGTACAGGCAGAGGTAGATGCGAGTGGTGGTAAATTAAAAAAGAGAAGAAAGAGAAGAAAGGATGCTAAGACTTTTGAGCAGATTAAGGCAGAGATAGACGCTAAAGAAGCAGCTAAAGAAGCAAGGAAAGCAGCAAAGAGAAAACCAAAGTTTATGCCAACTTCTGAGGCATTTAATATAATGAACTATGGTTTGTCAGCAATACTAGAGACAACTAGAGGATTACAAAAAGCATTTGAAAAGAGGGCAGAGAGAGAACAAAAACTTGAGGACGAAAAGAAGATTGATGCTGCTAGATTACTTTCAAAACAGAAAGCAGAAAATAAAGAGAAAGCACTTGAGCAAAAAAGAAAACCAGGTGGAAAGACAGGTGGTAAAATTAAAGCAGCAGCAAAGAAAGGTGGTTTGAGAATAATGACCGCTATCGTTGCTATCATAGCTGGATTTCTTATCAACAACTTACCTAAGATAATGAAATTCATGGAGAAAGTAATGAAAGTATTGAAGGGATTCTGGGAGTTAGCATCACCCATATTAGAGGTAGTGTTTAATATTATGCATCCCATAATGTCGGGATTAGCAAAACTTCTACCAGAGGTAACTTCTGTCGCTGTTGACAAACAACTTGAGAAAGCTAAATCTGAGATGGAACAGGCAGAGGATAGTTTAAAGAAAACTAAAGAA